GGGGGGGCCTTTACGTGCCCGTGAAGATGCCTGTAAGCCTCTCTGACGGACTTTTACGGTGAGGCGGGGCCGTCATACGGGTGGAGGTGCACTAGGCCGTCAGAGAGGCTTACACGGCCTCAGGGTCCTGGAAGGGCTGGTGGCTCCGCGGGAGTCGGGAGGCCCCGATCGGCTGGGCAGGGCTGGGAGGACCTGTAAGCGCCGTAGACGGGCAGACACCTAAGTACCTAGGTGCAGGTACCCGGGAGCGCCGGTTAGGCCGTCAGAGAGGCTTGCAGAGGCTAACGAGGTACCTGGAGCGGGCTGCGATGGTGGGGCGCGTGCGGTGCGGCCCCCGGTCGGGCCGGTCAGCGCCGCTCCCGTGGAGGGGTAGGGATCCTGAGAGAAGCCTGGGAACGTAGTGTGGTCCCGGCCACAGCGCCCTTCTATATGTATGGCTTACTCCCCCCTACGGGGGGAGTAAGCCTATTACTTAATATGTAACTTAGCATACAACTGCGCCATTCCAAGGAAAAGTCCGTATGCCCAGCATACACTTGGTACCGGCAAGTGTATGATAAGTTACATGTGACGCAGATCTCTTGCCCGCAATCATACGTCACTTTGAGAAATTAATTTGAGTGACGGCATTCACATCCGTGGGAGGCGAACCTGGGAGGAACCTGAGAAACCTGGGAGAACCCTGGGAACCGCTACGGACCAGGACCGGCATCGGAGCCGCCGTCCGGGACGCCTGCAGACCGGCTACGGGACCTGCCCGGAGCCGGGCGGGCAGCGCGGGC